GTCAGCGTCGACTCGGCCAAACCGACCAGCGCCAAGGCCACCTCGTGGCCCCGGAAGGACGCCGGCTGCATCAGGCCAGCCCGAACTTGTTATACGGCCGGGTCAACTCCATCGCCCGGCGCGGCAGGGCAAACCCGCGAAGGATGAAGTGCGAGGCGTCCCCGCCGACCGGGGCGTCGTCGTCGATGCCGTGGATCTGGGTGAACGAGCCGGACCGGCCACGCTGGGTCTCCCACAGGTGATCGGTCACGATGTAGACGGCCTTCTCCAGATCGTCCGGGTACGGGTCCCAGCCGGCCGTATAGACGACATCCAGCTCGTCGTAGATGGACTGCACCAGACGCACCACCGCCGAACGGCGGGAGATCTTCGCCCCGGTGACGTCGACCGTGTTGTCGTCCGAGTCGGTGGCCGAGACCAGCGTCTGCACGGGACGCTCGTCGAGGATGAACGTGCCGCAACGAGCCTGGGTCTGCTCGGTGAACGAGGTACCGCCGACCGGACCGCAGCGGTGGCTGATGGCAGCCAGCGCGGCGTCGAAGAACGAGCCGAACTCGGCGAACATCGCCGAATCAGTCACGTTCGAGAAGGCTCGCGCCTCGGTCTCGGTCGGCGTGGCCATCGGGTCCTCCTAGATCACTTCTGCCGCAGCAGGGTGGCCGTACCGTCAACCACTGTGGCACCCACCGCCGGAACAGTCGGCGGGGACGCGGCCGTCGTGCCCGCAATCGTCACGACATACTTCGAGCCGCCGGTGAACTGCAGCTCCTGCCCCAACGTCACGGCGGTCGTGTTGGCCCGCAGTACCCGCCGCAGCGGCCGACCCATGAAGTCGACCGTCGCGGTGGTGGCCCGGCCCAGCGCATCGAGCGAATTGGACGTCGGTGCGACCAGGTCGCGGCCGATGTAGTCCTCACGGAAGTTGGTTGTAGCCATCAGCTCTCACCTTCGTTCGCCTTGAGCTCGTCCACCAGATCCTGCTTGGTGAACTGCTCGAGGTCGCTGCGCTCACCCAGACCCGCCTTCTCGGCAAGGTCGACGAGCTCTTCCTTGGACATCGCCATGGACGGCTTGACCTCGGTCGCCTCCCCGGAGTCGACCTCGGATGTGTCCTGCTCTTCCGGCTCCGGTTCGGCGCCGGCCTCGTCGACCAGCACCGAGCCGAGCTTCTGACCGTTGCGCTCGAACATCAGGTCGCCGTCAGCGGCACGATGCCGCCTTCCTCGATGGTCAGCGGCGTGAAGTAGCCCGCGTACGCCACCTGAGTGCCCAGCACCGACGGCTCGATGGCCTGCAGGGCGCCGACCCGCTGCTCGTACGCCTCGAACGCGGCGGTCGAGAACATGAACGCCTCACCGGTCCCGAGCCCGGCCGACATGGCCACCGGCACGCCCGAGATCGAGCCCATGATGCCCTGGCCGAACGTGCCCGCCGTGAACCCCGGCGACTGCGCGTCACGCGGGTTCACCGGGGCGAACAACGGACCGAACACGCCCAGCGTGTCGGGTGCCACGGCCAGCAGCAGCCGACCCTGACCCTTCACTGCGGCGTAGACGGTCGCGGCGGCCTCCCAGACCGCAGCGGCCACCGTGTCGTTGGTCGGGCTGGCGCCATAGCCCACCGCCACGGTGGCGGTGGTCGCCAGCTCGGCTGCAGCGGCAGCCTCGGTCTCGATCGCGTACTGCGCAGCCAGGTCGTTGACCACCGCGTCGAGTGCGCTCGGCGAGGAGAAGTCGATGTTCTGCCGCGACACGTTCACGTAGCCGCCATAAGTGACCGCAGTGCCGGTCAGGCGGGTGATCGTCATCTTCTGCGACGTCAACTCGGTCTTCTCATCCGCAGCCGCACCAGCGGTACCCTGCGCCGCCACCGCGGTGCTCTGAGTCACCTTCGGGCGGTGCCACGTCGCCGACGGCATGTCCCGCGGCCCGACGAACGAGACGATCGGGCGTGCCGCGTCGATGAAGTTGATGACGTCGCCGACGATCGGGTCGGGCACGATGCCAAGGTTGTCGCCGGTCTTCTGGTGAGCGGCGGCGCGCTCGTACAGCTCCAGACGCTCGCGGGCATCCCGACTACCACTGGCCGCCGAGATCAGATCCACCATCCAGTGGCCAGCGGACCGGTACTCCACCGGGCCCTTCTCGCCGGTGCGGCGGGCCGTGGTGATGGCCTGGTCTACCTGCTTGGCGCGGGTCGCGATCTCCTGCGCGATGCGAGCAGTGTCCTCGAGCTCGTCGATCTGCGCCTTGATCTCGCCCATCCGGCTGCGGGCCTCAGCGAGGCTCGACTTCTCGGTGTCGTTCAGGTCGCGTTCGCCGTCCTGAACATTGGCGATCAGGCCCTGGACGAATGCGTTGCGTTCGTTGAGTTCATTCTCAAGACGCCGAATCATGGCGTCGTTGGCTTGGCTGTTCACAGCCATGGCGGGTACTCCCTAAGTGAGGTGTGACGAGGGAGCACTCCTCGACCGTCCCCGCGCTCCGGGGTCGTCGATGCCGGCCCCCGCTCGGGGCCGGTGGTGTGCGAGTTACCGGTTCAGGCGCGACACGGCCCATGCGAGTAGGTCGTCGCTCATCGCCTCATCCAGCGCTGGTGTTTCAGGCAGTGGCCGCTCCGCCACTACCAGGCCGTGCTGTCCCGCTCGGACAGCCAACACCTCGGCCCCTACGAATGCCGGGTCCTCGACCATCGCCAGATGGTCCATGAAGCCCCGAAGAATCTTGCGCGTCTTGGTTCGCCGATCGAGCTTCTGGTCGCTCAGGCGGTTCAGCCGGAACCCGATGGAGGGGAACGCGCCGCCCTCATCGGCGAGGGTCAAAGTCTCATCGCCGCGAGTAGTGGAATAGATCTTGACACGGGTGAACAGGCCCTTCGGGTGCGACGGGTCGACTTGGACCACCTTGCCGACGGTGTCGCCCTTCATGTGCTCGCGGTTGACCTGAATCCGGCCCGCGTGGCTCTCGATCCCGTCGTAGGCATGCCGATCGTGTGACTCGTGCCAGATCTCGCCGCGGTAGAACACGTCTGCCTCTTCGTCCCATGGCACCGCGAGAACGTCGATCAGGCGCAGCTTCTTGTCCACATCTTGCAGCGTCGAGCTCCGATGTTCGACCTCGGGCACAACGATCTCCGTCACGACCGGCCACCTCCCGTCAACGCCTCGGCCGACTCCGTACCGATGAAGCGCTCCATGGTCCGGATCTCCTCACTGGACAGCACGCCGATGCCGAACAACTTCTCGTAAGCCTCGGCCCGGTCCTTGAACGTCGGCCGCGAATACTCGTCCCGGTTCAACTCCGCCGACTGCCCACGCGGCAACGCCCAACCCGACAATGCCGACATCACGTGCACCGCCGCCGTCTTTAAGTACCGCCGGTCGTGGAAGTCGAACAACATCGTCGCGTTGCTGTACGTCATCTGGTCATCAGACGGCAAGCCCAGCAGGAACGGATGAACGCCCAGCAGATTCGAGATCCGCGCCTCGTTGTACTTCGCCAGATCCATCAGCGCCATCTCCTGCGGCGAGAGCTGCAGCGGATTCGCCTTCACCCCGCCGGACAGCACCGCCGGCTTCCAAGGTTCGCCAAGGTTCTGCATCCGCGACGCCCACCACTGGTCCAGCACCTCATCCGCCTGCGCCTTGGTCAACTGCTGCTCCACCTCGAGCACATACTTCGGGATGCCGCCACCCTGGGCGATCTCCGTCGCGTACCGGGCCAGCACGCCAGCAGCCACCAGCCGGGTCTTGCCCGACTCCAACGGCCCCACACCACGCGCGCCGTCCGTCGTGGACTTGTACCGGATGTGCAGCACATCGTCGGTCACGTCCAGTTTGCCCAGGTTGTAGACCCGGCGCCCGCCGGACATCTCCACGTTCATCAGCCACTGCGGGATCACCCGGAAGTTGTACGGCAGGCCGTCGGCGGTGCGGGCCATCGGCAGCACGAACGCCTCACCGAGCTGGAAGTCCCAGAACAACTGCTTCGCGAACTCGGCCCAGCTGCTGTAGATGCTCGGATCGGGGTTACCCATCCACGTCGTCGGGTCGATCACCTGTCCACCGCGCGTCCGGTACACCGGCATCGCCGAGAGCACCGAGGCATTCAGATCCAGCGCCGACCACGCCGTGTCCACCAGGTCGTCGAACTTCGAGCCGAAGCCGTTCCACGCCGGGCTCGCCCAGGACGCCGGCCAGCCGTCCCACGGCGACGGCACGATCGCCGCCATCCGATTGTTGCTCGGCTCGACAGGCTCGAGCTCGAACCCATCAGGGTCACCCGGCGAGTAGCCGGGCCCCACGCTGTCCGGGTCACCCACCGTCGCGTTCGGAGTCGCACCGGCCCCGGTGAGCCACGACCAGAAGCTCATGTCCCACCCTTCCTAGAAGATCGCCGGAAGCTTCGCGGCGGCACGAGCGGCGATCGCAGCCCGCATCGCGGCCTTCACCGCGTCAGCCGGAGACGTCGAACGGACCCGCGGACCATCCACACCTGGTGCCGTCCGCAAAACCAACACCTGCGCGGTCAACTCCGCGCCACCGTCATGAGACAGCACGCCGTCGATGAGCAGCCTGCTCAGATCCTCCACCGCCGCCCGAACGGTGCCGGTCTGCGACGTGGTGCGGATCATCTCGGTCTGCCACGCCGGGTCAGATGCGATCGACGCGCCCACCAGCACATCCCGCGCGAACCCCGACTCGCGGACAGCCTCAGCAGCGCCGGCCAGATCATCGTGAGCCGACACGGACACCACGGCCCGATCACCCACACGCCACGCCAGCGCGACACTCACGCCCTCGCCGAACCAATCCTCGACCGCAACGGCATCAGGGACCACACCTGCCGGAACATCGTCGACCAGAGCCGCCCAATCTTGCTCGGAAATGACCGGATCGCCGTCGGTACGGGGCTCTTTCAGCCGCCAAACGTTCAGATACTGCGCCTCGAACCCCCGCATCGGGTCCGGGTCGTCCAACTCCGGGTCGTCCTCGCCGGCCAGCGCCTTCTCGTACTTCGCGGCGATCATCTTGCGCCGATCCTCCGACCAGTACGGCGACGCCGCCCGCCACACCTCCGGATCAGCCGGGTCACACCCCGGACGCGCACCCCACAACATCAGCAGCGTCTCCGGGTCATCCGTCGACAACGCCACCAGCAGCGACGATCGCATCAGCGACGTTGCCCGGCGGTGCGACGTCGACGTCAAATGCAGCTGCGGCGACTCTCGCTCCAGCATCGCCGGCTCCAGGCCCTCCGATACCGTGTCCGGCGCCACATCCCAACCCTCATCGACGATGCCGAAACACACGTCGTAGCCGTACACCGCCCGCTGCGCCCGCACCAACCAACGATCGCCGCCCGGCGTCTCCACAGCCTCCTTGCCGTTCGCCCGCGACACCGTCCAGTCGGCGGTCTGCTCAGCCCACCGCCACGCCGCCCGCTGAATCTCCCGGCAGATCGCCACATCGCTACCGGTATGGATCAAGGTCTGCGTCTCACCGAACAACTCCGCGTTGTCCAGCCGCCACAACGCCATCCCGCGAATCCGTACCGACTTGCCGGCCCGGCGCGGCGTCGACTCCACCACCGAGCGGTGACACAACGTCCCGTCCTCGCGGTGCTCCAGCTGCCGGGTGATCGCCAACCGCTGCCACCACCGCAGCCGGATCTTCTGCGTCCGCTCGATCCAGCCGATCGAATCGGCGCCATACGAGCCCACGGCGTCGTCCGGTGGTGGACTCATCGCCAGCGGCGGCGCCGCATCCTCCGGCACCTCGCAGAATTCCACCAGCCACGGGTACCGGGCCAGCACGTCCGGGTTCCACAGCAGCTCGGGCCGGATCTCGTAGTCGTCGAAATGATCTAGGGGAGAGAGAGCCTGAC